TTCCGCACATCTCCATCTTCCTCGTACGAAGAAGCGTCCGCGACACTGAATTGGACAGAACCTGTTTTCTTTACGCTTGTAAGAATAGGCTCTTATAATAAATTCCAACAGAGTATAGAATTGGGATGGGGGAATATCGGTAGCGAACTTCAAGGGCAGTGGAGCGGCGACTATCATCCTATAATAGGGCCTTTGACTAATGCAAATTCAGGAATTGAAGTTTGGACATTGAATACAAACACCGGTCAGTACGAGTTTTGTGCACGTAACCACATGACACCACCCATGTGTGATTATGACGATCCACAGGGCGCTGCAGATTTTACACCGGATTGTACCGATTACGGGTACCTTATACGGTATTTACCGATGGGTTGGGATAACATGTACATTTCATGTAGCGCGACAACAACGTCTGCAAAAATTGTATTACCGAATGGAGATCCTACAAATGTTGCGATGCGTGAGTTCCAATTTACTGAAATGGCATTTTATGGTCCACCATCACCACCCTTTCTACCTCCACCACCCTCTCTTCCACCGACTCCACCCTCCCCACCCTTTGTACCTTCACCACCCTCTTCGCCACCGACTCCACCGCCACCATCTCCGCCACCTTCACCACCACCATCTCCTCCACCACAGTATGAAGGTTTAACAATCAAATATTGGTCAAATATCTCGTATACGCAACAAAGATCGACATCCAATCGTAACATAGATGCTACACTTCTTCCAGAGTTTCTTCAGAACGGTGTAGGTGGTGAATCGTATGATACTGATAAATTTAGTAATAAAAATTTCCGCACATCTCCATCTTCCTCGTACGAAGAAGCGTCCGCGACACTGAATTGGACAGAACCTGTTTTCTTTACGCTCGTAAGAATAGGCTCTTATATTAGATTCCAACAGAGTATAGAAATAGGATGGGGGAATTTCGGTAATAATCAACTTCAAACTTATTACCATCCTATAATAAACGGACCATTAACTGATGCAAATTCAGGAATTGAAGTGTGGACATTGAATACAAACACCGGTCAGTACGAGTTTTGTGCACGTAACCATATGACACCACCCATGTGTGATTATGACGATCCACACGGCGTTGCAGACTTTACACCGGATTGTACTGATTATGGATACGTTATACGGTATTATCCGATGGGTTGGGATAACATGTACATTTCATGCACCGCGACAACAACGTCTGCAAAAATTGTATTACCAAATGGCGATCCTACAAATGTTGCGATGCGTGAGTTCCAATTTACTGAAATGGCGTTTTATGGTCCACCATCACCACCTCCATCCCCACATCTTCCACCATCACCACCTTCCTTTCCACCATCACCACCTTCCTTTCCATCACCATTTTATAACCCTCTACACGGTTCGATTGTAAATGAAAATAACGAATTTAATGTTAGAATCGAAGAAACCGGAGAATATACAATGTGTAGACAATCAAGTTATGATAACAGTATTATAGAGTCTCATGTACATGTGATTGCACATGTGTACGATACACCCTCTTCTCCACCATCACCACCACAACCTTCTCCATTATCGCCTCCACCATTCTATGAGACTGAGAATGTGGTTATAAAACCGTATGTAAACCTGACAACAAGTACACGCATCTATTATATAAATACGGATAATCACGGCCAAATTTATCATATGAATTCTCAAACTTCTCCCTTGACATTTCTTCATGGTTCTGATATTGACTTTTTACAAGATGGACGTGGTTGGGGTCTACCTACTAATCAGGCACACGCATTGAGAACAGTGCCTTTGCAGATGGAAGGCAGACACGACGATCTAAATCAAGAAATGTCAGTGACTGTGGAATGGGATGAACCTACATCATTTAAGTATGCAAACGTGGGATCATATTACAGAAATGAAGGATTCGCAGAAATGGGTAGTCATTATATAAATCCTCGACTTTCAACTTTTGGAGAGAAAACACATCCCATAAAAGGCCAACTTAATGATTTAAATTCTGGAATAGAGGTATGGACACTGAATGCTTCTGGACAATTTGAGTTTTGCAATCGAGGTCATTTCCCACATTATTCTTGTACGAGTGATATTCCCGGAAACCCTGCACTGACGGTAGCGTGTACACCATACGGTATTACTCAGTATCAGAACGATCAGGGTATTCTGCAGTACAATGCTCTAGCAATTCCGTGTGAACGGACGACAACAAAAGCTAAATTTGTACTTCCGAATACATTAACAAATTCTAGTTTGCAGGGTTGGGATGGACTTTATACGGGCAGAGCGTTCTTTCATAGCGAACTTGCATTCTATGGTGAACCACCACCCTCCCCGCCTCCGCCACCGGCTATCTTCAACAGCTCATTGGCAAATGGGGACTTCACGATCTATGCCGAAGTGTATACAGACACGCCTGCAGATGGTCACTACAAGCCCATTGTGGCTCTTCAAACCAATCTACAATCCCCAAGTAATCGCTATGCCGGATTTGACTTACAAGTGCAAAACAATGGTAACATCAACTACTTCATGGGTGGAGGCGACAGCCAAGAGTATGGAGTGTCGCTCAATGGTGGTGTGTTGCCAACATCAACATGGACGGCTCTGCAGGTCAATGTTCGTGGAACTTCTGTTTCTCTATTTGTGGATGGTTCACTGACTCAAAGTAGCACTTTTAGTGGGCAGCGGCAGACGTCTTCATCCACGTACATTTACGTGGGACAGTACATCAATAACAACAACGGGATCTATATGACATCCATGGACATGGTCATTCGCAATGTGTCCGTTGTACCTTATTCACCGCCTCCGCCTCCTCCACCACCTCCCACCTTGCCACCGTCTTATTACACTGCATACGAGGGACGCGGATGTGCAGGCAGAAACGAGGTCGGTTTGTGGACCAGTGGATACAGTATCAGCACCTGTCAGGCAGCGTGCGACGCGTCTCCCGATTGTATCTCCATCGAATGGCATCATGGACCGACATACGAGGATAGCACAAGATGTCATGCTTCGACTTCTTGCACCTATGAAATCAGCACCAACTACGTGGATGTTACCTTATACGTCAAGGTGTCCTTACCTCCACCACCACCACTACCACCGCCACCATTTTCACCCCCCCATTCCACATTCCTCGCATTTGAACATTTACCGGAAGAACAATACTATGGTGTATTGGATTGTGGTCGTGGTACAATACAAACAAATGCAACCGCTTCAAATCTTCCAACTGGAATTGAACCATATATTGTATCTGTAGAGTTCAAAACGACTACCCCAAATACTATGACACTTTGGTCTTGGGGAGATGGGGGTACAATAAATACAATATCAGCATTTCTTCTTAAAAGTAACTTTATTCGCCATTATTGGTGGGGTGACGATTTGACGTACAATTTCGTTTATAATGACGGAAATTGGCATACTGTTGTTGCAAGTTGGGACGGTGTAACACGCAGTATTGACTTGGATGGAACAACTGTAGCTACAGATACACCATCTGGAACAACACATGCGAACCGAAACGATAATTTCTGTCTCGGTGGTGAAGGTGGACAATCTAGAAATGCGTTTACTGGATTTTTACGAAATTTTAGGGTATTTACAACACCACCACCACCGTCACCGCCTCCTCTACCGTCTTTTGCAGTTAGTGGTTCTGGAACTGTTTTTCTATCAGACGTGACACTGGGTGACGATTTCGAGTTGGGAATTACTATCCGTTTAAATGAAGAAATGAGTAGTTGGAGAAACATATTAACAGTGAAAGACGATACAACAAAGCGTCTTCCTGCTATATGGATTAGCAATGAAAACAAACTTCAACTCTCATGGAAGCCTGAAAGCACAAACATAAATTCCATGAGCTCGTCGGCCTTGTCGGTCGGTGACGAATATACAATTAAAGTGAATAAATCTGGTTCGGTGATGTCTCTCTATATAAACGAGTTGCTGGAAGTGAGACTTGACAGTCTTGACAATATACCCATTCACTACGTAGAATCTTTGGGAACTGCAACTTATAATATGGTACAGGACATGTACTCCGGAGGATTTCAAGGTACGTACCACAGTGTCTACTATCGATCATTGGATCCAGTATCGCCACCGCTTTCACCTCCATCACCACCGCTTTTACCTCCATCACCACCACCACCTTCTTGTTTACCAGGTAATATTGAAATTACGGGAAACAACGGTGTATATTACGTTAATGGAGACAGCTCGATAATGTTCTATGGCCCTCACAGCTACATAGTAACGTCACACACGTCGCATCCAGTACGCTTCGAATCCAGCGACAATTGTGCAATTCTCGTCAACGGTGTGGTCGATTCTCAGAGCTATTTTACTGGAACAAATACTTTTGACTTTTCCGCATGCACTGGTGATATTACACTTCGATGCGAGTTTCACGGAATCATGCAGAGTTCGAACCGATTTGTTTACTCGGATTGTTGGATTCCGTATGGACAGACTATTCAAGAATATCCTCTCCTTAATGGTCTGACGGCCGTTGACAACTTCGAAATAGGAATCAAGATCCGAATTAGCAGTACTATGAATCGTTGGGCAAATATATTTACCATAAGAGATTCTTTGGGATCGACAAAACGGTACCCCGCACTATGGTATCATGAGCCTTCGTATGGTCTTCAACTGACTTGGCAAGGTAGTAGTTGGCAAGAAGTTGCTACGAGTTCAACATTATCGTTGTACAACGAGCACACAATCAAAGTGACGAAGTCTGGTACAGATGTGAAACTGTATGTAAATGGATCAGAACAATTATCGATGACGATAGACGCTTCAGAGTTTTATTCGGGAAGTGCGGTGATGCTACAACATGTTCAAAGCCAACCAGGATTCCAAGGGACTTATAAGGATGTCTACTATCGACCTTTATCATCCCCTCCACCACCTTCATCCCCGCCAACTTATTATATGTTACGTTCTGGAACGTGCCCGGTTCCTGTATCTTCTACCGCCGAGTGTGACGTAGCAGGCTCATTTATACTTAACAGGGAGTCGAGTATTACAACAACCGAGTTTTCGGACAATAATGGTGCAACTCATTCTTCCGGTTGTATATACAAGGGATGGGTAGGATATACCAGTTCCCAGTTCCATTTCTTTACGAATTCGGGAAATACAGGGGAGTGTTCTTACAATTATCCTTGTATTTGTGCTGGACCAGAAGTGACATTTGATGATTGTTTTGGAGGCTCAACGCTTTCGTTTGATCATGGTGCAAATGGAAGATGTGATGGTACGGATTCAGACAGAGGGTACCCTAAAGTATACTGTACTGCACTTGCACATGGTACCGGAACATGCACGGCATTCTGCAATTTACACAATTTGGATTGTGTGTCGTCCTATGTGGAATACGGTGATAGATGCGAGCCTTGGATTAATAATGATGGTTGGAATCACCAATATCCCTATCAACAGTCAATGTGTGATACTAACTGGCTTAGTTCTGATAATATTTGTGAATGCAAACCCAGATCTCCGCCATCTTTACCGCCACCACCGCCACAACCTTCTCCACCTTCACCAACGGCGTCGTGGGCGGTTGCAGCGTCGGGTTCCAGTTGTAACAGTGTCTGTCAGAGCCAGGGTAAAACGTGTAGCGAGACGAGTCGTGCTATGCAGACTGCAGTGGCAAATGCCACCTATATTATCGCGATTGCTGAATCGCTAGGCTACACGTGTACCCACACCGCTGGAAGATCCTATGCCGGCATACCGTCTATAAACGTATGGCCTAGCCTGAACGAGGTACACTGTACATATTTCGATCCAACTGAAAACAATTATTCACCGGAATCCGTGTGTCAGGGAAGTGGGAACCAAAGTCCACTTTGCTGGTGTGACCTACCACCATCTCCTCCATCGTCACCACCACCACCACCATCTCCTCCTACCTCACCGCCGCAAGTATGCCCCTCGGGATATTCGGACGAGCCACGAGACATAAACAGTGGGTCTTTGAGGGCTGTCGCTGGCGACCTCGATGCATGTGCAAACGAGTGTGACACACAGCCGATCTATGATACCACACCATGTGCCATGTTTGAGGCGTCGAACACGGAATGTAGGATGTACGCAGCCAATGGAGGGTTTGGTGGTGTACAGGTGTCATGGTTTCAAACATGCATAAAGGTAGTGTAACCGGCGATACGACTGGGTATTCGACGTGTCTAATGTATGTACCGCGAATGCCTCCCTCTTCAATGGTGCGGGTCACACCGACCTGTTGCTATTCTTCCCCATCTAGAAGACTCAGTGACTCTGAGAATTCTATTCCATCCTCCACCACGTATCCAACAGTCTAACGAAAAAATTCCAATTTCCGTAATCAATTTATGAGCTAATAGGTAAAATGAAACGAGTATGGTGCTTTACTTGGTTCCAGAAGATACGAAGGGGCTGGGTGTGGTGTTGTACATATTATATTTTTGTTTTTAAGACAAATAGTTTACGATATGTCAAAAAAAATGTGCGGAAGAGGTCTTTGGGGTAGTGTTTGTCGATAAATTTGTATGATTTTTTTCTGTTTAAATTAAAAAATTGAAATAAAAACTACCAATTACATACACTATATCCAAAATATCGCATTCCCGTTCCCATGTATGTCACATAAGATTTCCAACCTCCTTCCTCTAAAATATATTTTCCATAATATGGAATATTAAACATTTTTATTTCAACAGGTGTTTGTAAAGATTTCCATGGATCTTCTGGTGGTGTATGACTAGGTAAAAACGCACCAAAAGACGAGTATCTTTCTAATATGTATCCATTAATATAATTTCCAAACTCGTTTTTATCAAAATACCACTCGTAACCTATAGTACCTGGTTCTTCTAAAGATGCTTGGACATTTTTTGTTACTATAGAACTTATGGCTTCATTTGTACTTTTTGATGGATTAACTATATCGAACTTGTATAAAATTGCGATAATATCGCTTGTTGGTTCTCTTCCCTTTTCTGGACAAGGAATGAAACCATAGTTTATTTTTCCAGTGTGTGATGCAAATGAATATTTTCTTAATAGTTCCAGACTTTCTGGTTCATCAATATTAAGTACCAACATATCGGTTATGCGATGAAGGGTGTCCCATTTTTTTGACATGTTTTTTGAACTCATAAATGAGTCGAAAGAAGTATATCTTTCTATTACACTTCCACCTATGTATATGTTGTCTTCTTTATTCATAAACCATTCATATCCTATATTTTTGGTGTTGTTTTTCATAGTTTTTACAAGAGAATTTATTGTGTCTTCTATAACATTGTTGTTCGGCGCAGAAGGATTCAAAATATCAAACGAATATATGATTGTAACTGTGTTTGTATCGAGCATCGAATTTGCATCTTTTTGTACACTTTGTGTTTCATTTTTTTTTGAAATGTTACATATGTATAATAGACTAGATAAAGTAATTGTTGATACAGATAATGTTGTTAATAAAAATTTTAAAATATTATTCTTTATAAGGTACTTTTTTTGCCGTCTTGAAATCGTTGAGTTTACGGTTTCTAAAACATTATCAAAGTTTATGTTGGTGATTACAGAATTTTGTAGTTCCACATCTTCTTCCAACACCATTTTTACACTTTTATTATAAAAGTATGTTGAAAATTATACGTAAAAAATAAAGTGGTTTTAAAAATGAAAAAACTTCAACAAATAACATCAGAACCTTCTTTGTATCAACGAACTAAACTTTTAGAGTCCCGGAACGGAACCGGAATTCCAAATGAAATAACTATCCAAGAAGAACTTGGTAGAGGAAGTAACAACCGCGTATTCAAAGGAGTTCATAAAAGCGGAGAGAACGTTGTGGTAAGGTGTCCTCGTAGAAAAAGTGATACGGAACGTGCGGGATATGCAGCATGGGAGTTTAGACATACACTAGTTGCATCTAAACTAGGAATTGCCCCTAAACTTTACGATGCCTGGTATGTAAGGCATGCGAAACCAAAACAAAAAGCCGGGCTTCATCTTATTTGCGAATACCTTCCGATTGATGGTCAACATGCATACCATCGATATATAGAAGAAGTATTAACAAACAAATCGAAAATAGAAGAGAATGTATACAACAATTTGTTACTTATGGCCAACAATGATATGTTCTGTTACGATCTCAAACCCGGAAACATTGTTATGGATTTGGAAAATTTACAAGTAAAGTTTATAGATTTCGGAAGAGAGTTTTGTGAACAAAACCCATGGGGTGTGGATTCTTCGGATCGTGCGCCGATTACAACATATATCAAAAAAATAGTTTTAGAAAATGTTGAAAGCGACGAAGAGGGATGCAAACTTTACAGACATTTGTTATTTTTAACAATGCTTGTATTACTAAGTTCCAATACAAGTTATTACTTGTTCACAATAAAAGAGAAAATAAATGCTGATAAAAAGTTGAGAGAGGATTTGAACTTTGTATCGTATACTGCGAAATCAATACTTGGAGATACACGAGGAAAATTAATAAATATGGTTCGAAAAATTTTAAGACAAGAAGATATAAAATCTTGTTGTTGTCATTACATGTCAAGAAGAAATGCAGGAACACGAAGAATATTTCAATGGGCGGATGGTACAAAAGTATAAAATTATCTAAGAAATCCAAATATTTTTTTTACATAGAGTCTGAAGACTTTAAAAAAACATTACTCTTCCCCCTTTTTTTTTCGATGTTTCCTTCCATCTGTCAATATTTGCCAACAGGCAAACTCAGAAGTTGTAAAACCAAAAGACGGAAAGAAATAATCTTTTGTCGCTTCCGGATGCTTTCTCAATGTATGAAAAATAAACCTTTTATCTTTTACCCTCAAGTTCTCGATTGTGTTGCTGATAACAATGTATTTTTCCCAAGTCGGGAAGGTTACTAAAGATTGTTCCATTTTAATAAAAAAATAAAAAAATATTTTTTAAATATTGCGCAATATTTAAAATCACTCGTAAATAAAGCCGCCATATTCATCAGGGAAAAAACTTTTTCGGTTTCATTATATTTTATATAAAGACTCAATAAAAACAATATTATAATAATTTACTTTAGTCTATATATTTTTTCTGCAGATTGGACATTTTGTTTCTGTTTTATTTCTCTGTTTAATATCTTCAAAACATTCTTTGCACATGATATGTCCGCACCAAGTTATATGAATCGTTTCTTTTGTTGTTAAATCAAAACAAATAGGACATGTATACTCCTTGTTTAACTTTTCCGCCATTTCAAAAAGTTCCATTGTAATATGTTTTGGCAATTCAGTCGGACGTTGTAAATTACCTTGTACTCTTGGTGTATCCACTTGAGACAATATTACAGTAGCTGCTTCGAGTAATTCTTGTTTTGCTTCATAGTATTTTGCCCAAGCGAATTTCTTTTGTTGGTTTAGGTAATTGTACTGTGCTCTCGTGTAAGTTTCTGGCATTTACTGATTCCTTTTTGATTCAAATGATAATTAAATTCTAAATTATATGTATATCATAGTTTTTATTTTTGGGGGGTTTGAAACTTTTATTTTTTTAGATTTCGCGCGACAAAACAGTTTGGGACTAAAACCAAACGAAAAATTGTTTCCATGTCTATTTGTAATAAATCGTGGGGAAGATATTTTTCCATATCTTTCTAGTATTTTATTTGAAATTTCACAAGGCTTCAAACTAGTTCCATCAATGTACAGTTTATTACCAAGATACAGTTTGACGATTCCCGGGCGCCAGTTTGAAACATTCAACAACTCTTTTTCTAATATAACCGCGACGCAAGGTTTTTTGCACAATTGTGCGTAAGAAAACTCTTTATAACAATTGTCACGTACACGGCTGTTACATTCTGCGTCGCAAACTTTGTCAATGTAAGACTTTGTTAAAAAAGAAACAAACATGGAACACTTTGTAATACCTCGGACAATAGATCCGTCGATATCGTAAACAATTTGTTCTTCGTCAAACCATGTAGGTTCTTGCAACTTAATATGGTTGTTAATTCTCGATACAATATCATGTATATTTTTACCACCGGTCGTTTTTGACCATGAATGCGATAAAAATATCATATCTTTTGGTATAATGTTTAAAATAATACTTTTTTTTTAACCTACATTTAAAAATAAAATATTATGAATGTTTTTACTTCAATATGCGGAGACCGTTGGAAAATTGGAATGGTTCTTATTTTTTCCATAAAAAAGTTTTCACCTAATGCAATCATTCATATTTTGACGGATTCTCCAAACTCCAACATAGATGGTGTTATTCAACACAAACTTGAAAGTAATTCTATAGTTCACAAAGGAGGATTTTGCAATAGTGCACGTTTTTTTATTCCGAGTTTTGTTCCCCAAACTGTTACAAAAGTACTATATCTCGATGCAGATATCATAGTGACTACGGATCTGAGCAAACTTTTTTCTTTAAATTTCTCAGGTAATCAATGGTCGGCGTTTGTTCAAGAATCAGAACGTGGGTCATCATGGTATAACAGAAAATGGAACAAAACAAAGTTTGTTAAACCTCGTGGTATAAATGCAGGTGTCTGGTTACTAAATCCACACAAAATGAAAAATCTTTCTGTTTTTTATAAACAAAAAGAATATAGTTATGGTGATAAAATATGGGATCAACATGTATTAAATGAATATTTTAGTATTCGAAAAGACGAGATTTACATACTACCATGTATGTGGAATATACGACACAATTCCAGGTGTAGTTCTTCTACAGGTATTCATCACGGAAACAACGGAGTTTTTGAGAAACCTTGTGCTACGTGGTGGCCGTCTTCTCGTAAATTTAGGAAAAATGTAGTTTCACATCTAAAACCATATAAAGAAATCGAGCGTTTTACAAGATACATTTCCAAAAAATGTTATAAACTAAATTTAATAGATTAAACATTGTAAATGCATAGTTTGCAACGTAAACTTTATTGAACAACATGGCGGAAACAAAAACTCCTGGACCGGACATGGCAGATATAACATTATACATATTTTTTATTCAAGTAAAAATTAAACTTTTTATTAAACATAATAACATATGTAAAATGTACATTTATTTAATTTATTTTAATAAAAAAAATGAAATTATCACTACTATTTCTTTGTCAAGCAGTCGCGCAAATGTCTGGAACAATTGAGTCGTGTAGCGGTTGAAAACTGAATTTTTACATGCACTTGAAGGAATTTTTAAAAGAGCCGGGAGGCATAGACATGTATCCGGAAATAAAAGTAAAGTACATAAACGGACACAATCCTGATTTGATAATTCATTCAGGAAGTGAACATGAAGAACGCATAGATTTGACAAAGTATAATAACAGAGACATGCTTATGAATCTTTTAAAAGAAAAGGGGTTCAAAAAGGACGAATTACAAAAGGATAAAAAAGAAAATTGCCATGTGTGGGTTTCAAGTGGAGAATGTATCAAGAATCCTGATTTTATGAACGTTTATTGCAAGCATTCTTGCTTAAAATATGAACTGTAATTTTATATTAAAACCTTGAACATAACAAACAACATGATTATATTTTTTAAAAGTTTATTTACTATAAATGTAAAAATATTGGATACAAGTTTGTTTTTTTAATGTTTCAACAATGTAGATAGCGGTGATTTAAAATAATACTCTTCCTCCTTCTGAAACTTGTCTGAACATTTCCAGCAAAGAGTGGTTTCGATTGTTTTAGCAAAACATTCTTCACATCTCCATATTTGTTTGTGACAAATGTGTTTTTTTTTGTCCAATGCCAAAACTCCTTTTTTGGTTGTCAATGCAATTGCTTCTTGTTGTCGCTCCCATTGCATATTTTTTAAATTGTGTGAAAGAAAATTGCCATAAAGTTTATAATGAAATGGAAGTTTGTATGGCCGTTCTTCTTTCACCATTTTTCTCAAAAGAGACCGAATATGTCTAAGTAAATCGTCTGGAAGATCATTCAATAACGCTGGTGGGTTTTTGTCTTCTTTTTTGTCTTCTTTTAATTGGATACGGCACCAAGGTGTTTTTTTCTGAAGCGGCGTTCCCGCTTTGGGGAAACACGAAATGCAGAAGCAGATGGTGGTCATTGTCGTTTGAAAAATGCGTAGAGCTCGCGCGCTTCGGCACTGTGTTATTCAGTGAGTTTACCATTGTTTGATCCATCATGTATTAAAAATGTTGAGGTCCAACCAAAGTTAATGTTTTTATCATGATCATAGTTTTTTAATAAAAATATAGTGAATACTAAATGCTCAACTATTTTTTTAGTTAAAAAAAATGTGGATTCATGTATTTTTAATGGTATATTCCAATATTAATAAACTATGCATTCAAATAGATAGACAATCACAAATAATAGTAAATCAGGTGGATGAAATACGATCTGGAGATTTGGGAACGTTTGAAAACCAAAGAATGCAAGAATTGAAAGAACTTGTTATAAATTATGCGCATGAAAATGAAAAACTGTGTTCTTCAAATATTTAAAAAGTTTTTATTGTGTGATTATTTCCTACAGTTCAAGGTATAGACTTTGAAACTCTTGTATTAAAAACTTCTTTATGAAAACTGTTCTTCCCATGTCTCGTTCATTAATACGTACACAAACAAGAGTCCACCTACTGCAAAACGAGTGATGAGTGACAATACTTGATATGCTAATTCAACTCTTTGATAGTGTTTTGGTCTTGCAAACTGTTGAAACGCTAAAACATTTGCAAATTGTGGAAACAATACAAATGTTGTCCACAATATTGCTTGTACGTGTGGTGCATCATAATCTTCAGAAACGCCTCCAATGTAATACTGTACAACAAGTATTGTTGCTGCGAATGTTATGGGGATTGCTCCAAGACCCCAAGGAAGCATTCTTGTGGATAATGGCAATGTCCATTCGTCTTGATTTTTAGGCCGTGCGATCGTTTCGGTCCAGTAACCATAGGAAGTTCCAGATGCGTACAAAATAGCAACGCACAACATAAAGAATAGTGATTCGATTCCTATAGCTCTTGAAATTATGGTCATATTTAGACCAGTTGTTATTAAATATTCCGCCCAGCGTGTAGGGCATTTGCACTTTGTCAAGTAGAAAAAGTAATAGTTTCTAAAAAGCGAGATGTTTAAAAGATTAAACAACCCTGAAATACAAAATGTGATTCCTACGAGCCATGTTATTGGAAATTCAATCATGTTTTCGTAATAAATTAAATTGGAAATTCCAGAGTTTGTGCCATGTTGAATTAATGTTGTATTTGTTACAGGATGGCTCTCAATGTATACTGGAGCACTTAAACCAAGTTTTCCAAAATAAAATACAACGATACCAAACCCTATATATACCAACCCGATCAAAATATGTGCAATTGTAAACAACATTTTGTTAATTGGAACGCTTATCTCATTAGGTGAAAGAATTGTCACTATTGTTTCAGCGGGTTTTCTTTTTTTAGATTCTTGTTCTAAAAACATTTTTGGCTGTAAAACTTTTACAGCATCCAAAGAGGTACTTGATTTGATCACACCTAGGCTGTTGGACATTTTTGAAGTTACTTATTATTTTTTTTACGCATTGCTATTGTCATAAATAATATTAAAATTAAAAATAATATTAAAATATAAGCGTTGTCAGTCTTTGGATTTAGGAATTTTTCTCTAGATTCATCATACGACCATTCTCGTTTACCTGTTTTTTTGTTAACATAGTTGTGAGCATCGTTTATGTACATAGAAAGATTTTTCCTAGAATCCAGATGATTTGAATTTTTTGTAAGTGTGGTGTTTACATAATCTGTAAAGTCGTCTTTACACTTTTTACAAGGTAAAACTTTTGCAAAATATGTCAGAAACATGTACATGTCATGCTTATCATCTAAAGAAGGTTCTTTTTGATATGTATATGATACAGTATGCAAAAATTGCCAAGCTGCCGGACCCCAGTTTGAGATACTAAGTTCATGAGACATCCTTTAATATTAAATCATCAATTTTTTTTTAATGCAAAGACGAAAAGAACAAATATGCATAGTGCATGTGACATTGTTTACGATCTACCAACTTCGAATTATGATTCAAAAAAATCTATGTGCAGTATTGTGATATGTGTACTTATATTTCTTATTATTTACAATACAATGTCACAACCTTGTGTTGTATATCAAAAGGATATACCAAGTATGGTGTCTTCAATGGCTGCTTCACTCTTAGGTTCGGAATCGAAAGATGATGAATTGCCGACAGCAGACGATACGAGTGTATCGTCAAAAATAGAAGACTTGGAGAAGAAGGACCTTCCATTGTCGGCAGATGCGGCCAACTCTAAAGAAGATTCTGATGCGACTGCCAAACAAACAGAAAGTGATAAAAAAGTTCTTTCCGAAAAAGTAACCAAACTTGTCAAAAATACCGCTAAACTAGTTGTGATGTTTTGGGCACCCTGGTGCCCGCATTGTCATAGTGCAATGAGACCATTTGTACTTGCTTCTCAGATGTCCCCTAATACTAAATTCTTGATGGTAAATGCAGAAGCGGTTGACAAGGAGAAGTTGTTCAAAGGGGATGATCCTATTGTTCCTTTGACACATTTCCCCTTTATTTGCAGAATGGAAAACGGTAAAATGGTAAAACTTCATAAAGAAGCACCCACTCCTTCTGGTATTGTGGAAAATCTTGTTCCCGAAGAAGCTTCTGAAGACACTGAAGTTTCCGAACCAAATCCTCTTGATGCGATGTTTTACTAAATACTTTTATGTACATTGAATTCTTGAAAATAAAAAAAATATTTAGTATTCTTTCGAGTCAATAATGCGATTCTTTTTTTTGTTTATCTAGGTTTTATGAAAAGCATTTTGTCTATGTACATGAGGAATTTCTATGGAACAGTGCATATAGTTACGGTTATGTAATATTCTAGTTTCTTGTTTTACTTTGTCAGCTTCCTTTTTAAAAATTATATTTTCTTTACAAGTATTTGCATTTTTGAATGTTTTTTTTAATTCTATTAATTTTGAAACATAAATTTCTCTATTTTTTATTTGTAATAGTCCCACATGACTTGTATATAGAAAAGGATAAGTTTCATTTCCAAAAATTATCGCCATCGTAAAACAGTCTTCATCCTTACAGATGTTTAAATTGTAAGGTAAAGTTATTCCAACATCTTTAGAATTTATTATAAACAATTTTCTCAAAACTAATTTTAATTTTTTTATAGTATGACTAACATAGTTTGAATTAAAGAAAAAATTTTTGAATATGTGTATGATTTCTTCGATGAGTTTATTCTTATAAAATGTATCAAAACAAACTTTGTATAGTTTGCATGTTGGCTGCATCGTCGTCTCGTTCACCTGAGTGCAACTCGTGATAGAATGCGTTTTTGAAATAGGTATTAAAATAAAATTAATTTATAAAATGGAAAAAATACATTATATTGGAGAGTTTTTGGTGTGTTATATGGTTTGTTCAACAACTCACTGGTTTGTGTCGAATTTGTATACTAATTTTTGTACACCCGCATCATTGAGTGGAATACTTAAAACAATTTTTTTGACCCAAACTCCGACATGTCAAATTCTTAGTCATATAAATACTTGTTCGTTTTCTTTGATGAACCAGTCGATTACTTCTGCTTTATCTTTGATGATGTTGAACTATACGGCAAGAAATAGAATCAAATTCGAAGGTGCGGAACTAAAATAAAAAAATATATAATAAAATTATAAAATATAAAATGGAAATAGTTTCAACTTTATTCGATGAAAAACATGTTGAAAAAAATGGAATAGGTGCAGGTATTCTTCCATTTAGTATAAATGAAGAAGGAAAGTACTGTCTTTTACTCGCAAAAGAGAAATTTAATCCGTCATGGAAAGGAAGTAACCGTTGGAGTGGATTTGAAGGAGGTAAAAAAATGACTGAAACTTATATAGATAATGCATTTAGAGAATTCAAAGAAGAGAGTTTAAATACAATTGTTACTGAAGAAAATATTAAAAAAGTTTTAGAAGAATCTCGTTACAATTTGAAGCTTGTGGTAAACATAAAACAAGAAAAAATGCAAACAAAATATCACGTTACATATCTTGTGTTTATTCCATGGCAGACAAAATGCATTGAAGAGTTTACAAAAATAAGAGAAAAATTGCAAAATTTAAAAATGTGCGAAGATATACTAAAAAAGCTTTATCAAAATTTAAGTATATTTCAACTTTATACAAAAACAAACATTGGTTATATACTTTCTGTAAAAAGTATTGAAAATAAAGATGATGATGAAATGTGTGTTACGTATATGGTCAAAGATGACGACGAAAGTATAGTCGAAAAAAAAGTTATATGTCCGATGGATTCAAAAGCCTGTATGTGGCAGTATATGAGAAAATGTATTACATTTATGTTGAAATTTTATGATCATGAAGCAATAACTAAAAGTTACGATTATTTAAATATAATTCACAACGTTTCTGTAAACGAAGACTATTTAGAAAAAGAAAAAATGAAGTGGTGGGAATTCGACAAACTAGAAAAAGTGGTTTCCAACGGAGGTACTTACGAAAACGAACTTTTCAAGCCATTTTTTATACCTGTTGTAAAATCAGTACTCGATACTCTTTCTTGATTGTTTGGGTTTTTGTGTATAGTTTGAGAATTTTTTTTTTTTATTTTTTTATTAAAGTTATGGGTTGCATTTTTTCTAGTTGTTTTACGTCTAAAGTAAAAGTATACGGCGAATGTAGTATATGTCTGGAAGATATGGATTCTACTTCAAGTATAATTGCGCTTAGTTGTGCACATATTTATCATGAAAAATGTGTCATAATGTGGTTACAAAAAAATAGTGTTTGTCCTATTTGTTCATTTAAAATATAATATAAAATAAAAGAATGTGGAACTCTGAAATATTATTGAAAAAATTATACAGGGCAACTGAAGGAGAGCCACGTGACGATGATTTGGAAGTATCCGCTGCATTAAATGATTTTATGCAACCAACACCAGGTGCACAATCTATGGTAGATTTTATTGAAGGTGCTGGTCAAAATACTGTAAATGCAATGGTGGATGATGTACTTGAACAGATTGATGAACCACAGCAGAAAAGAAGGCGATCAGGACCTTTGGCTTCTGTTTTTCCAGAAGAAACCTCCGCAGCTGGTAGTTCAGCAGCTGGTAGTTCAGCAGCTGGTAGTTCAGCGGATAGTTACATGATTCCGCCCAACATTGTTGAAACTTCAAACTTTACTTTTACCAGTTCTGAATTAGCTTCAAAATTTAGAAAAGACGATTTAGAGTTGAAGGAATATTTAATAGAGTATTTCAAACATTTATTGAAAACAATTAAACGTCCTGAAGATATAAGTTGGTCTATTGTAACAATCCTAAAAAAGAAAAAAACTATAGATATGTTTGGGAGCGAATTAAAATTTAGCTCAGAAAAAGCAGTCAATGCAGGTGGTGAATACTTTTCTGATTTTATAAAAGTTTTAGAAACAATAACTAAACAATAATGGAACCAAATATTTTACAACTTCCACCGCTTCCATCACTCCCATCTCTTTGTGACATATGTTTACGTGCAAACTCTATGCAAATCGTTCCTGATCGGGGAGAAGATGAATCTTTAATGAATATAAAGTACCGAGTATTTTGTCCACTTTGTTTAGACTCATTTTGTAGTTTATTCCCAATTACACTTAAAAAACTACAAAAAAGAGAACTTACTGGGAAATTTTAATCCTCAGCATCGGAAAACTCTGACTCCGCACCCCTAAACCGCTTATTCTCTGCATCTTCTTCATCACGTTCTTTGCGCTTGTTCTCACCAAACTTCTTCTTTTTCAGGACATATGTCACAATGACATAACGACCCTTGGGACGGATCGGATAGTCCTTTTCAAAGTTCTTGTGCCTATCCAGAAGATTCTGAGGAAGAAACTCTCCATAGATATAATTGGTATGAAAGCAATTGGACGGAATCTTGCACGTTTGGTAAAAGTCAAAACAATCATGAAGATCTTCACACATGGGGTTCGGATAGTAATGAAGCATTGACTTGTTACCATCCGAACGATAAAAACGGTGATTTACTGGCAAAGCACTTTGTGGAATGATACGAGCGAGAAACTGAATATTGTCAAAGTCGCTGTTGTTGAGCTTGGAAAGAACAGACGCGATTGGGTGCATCGTCGTGTGTGTGTGGTTGGCTTCTTTGACTTTCTGAGCTAGAGTGTTTGATCCTTCTAGATTCTGTTTGATCCAATGACAATAAACAGGTACAATATTTTTCTAGTGTGTTTTAATTTTTTTTAAAATTTAAGTTGTTCAATTAATACTTAATTATTTAAAACTTTAATAAAAAATGAAAATACTGTTACTATTTTCAGCTATTTTTGCGATAACGCATTCATATTGTATTCGAGGATATAGCGTTGTATGGCGAAATTCAGATAACAATGTTGTAAAACAAGTTGTGTTTTCTAAAAACACTAGATTTAAACCATATTTTCCGAATGAAAAAGAAGAGTTGGAAAAGTTGGAATATGGGTTTGTTTATAACGCGGAATCAGTCAATCTTTTACAAAAAGTCTTGATAAAAAAAACAAGAGTTCTCGGTGATCCAACTTTAAATAGTTAAGTACATTTTTTTACCGAGTATTATGCAGCCTAGAATTGATCAATCTTTCATTCTCTTCTTGATCTTCTGTATTCTGAAAAGTGCAAAATAGTATAGGTATGCATGCGTTCAACACCGTCGCTGTAGACGTAAAAATAATTGCTGCTTCAAAACACATTTTTTTTTCCAACTTGCAAAATATTTGCGTTCATAACAATTTACAATTTTCGTTGTTTTAAAAAAGTTCTCTTAGTGTAGCGGTGATCACTTTAGACTTTGAATCTAACAACGGGAGTTCGAATCTCCCAGAGAACTATTTTATTTTTTTTTTTACAAAGTTTTTATTATATACTTTTATAAATGAGATACAAGTTTCGTTCAATCTCAGAATTATTTAGTGCGGTTGAACCAAGAAGGTTTACACATTATCGTAGAAATAGTGGTCCTCCATTTTCAGATTGGATAGACGAGTATGAAGATAGAGTAAATTTATTGATTGAAAGATTTGGCAATTCTTATTTACAATTTCCGTTATTTACAGGTCCGGAAGAACAAAGGACCATTTACGAATCTTTGAAAATTTGCGACAAAGTTTTATGTGAGATTAGATTTGAAAATAAAACTTATTTAGGTGCAGACAGTATGATATCCAATAATTATGAGCTATTTTTTAGGTACACCTATTTGCCGATACAAGGTGAAGAAGAAAAAGTCGAAAATAGACTTTATTTCGATTCGTTTCCTAACTCTTCACACGTTAAAGAAGTTTTAATAAATTGGTTTGAAGCGATAAATGTTGACTTGGACAATATACTGACATCTTCACAAGTACAAACTTCGAGTGTTCCAGATGATTCTACTTTTGAGTACGATCCTCAATTATAATTTGTCTAACATATAAAAAAATATTTATAGTACAAAAATGAGTACAGTCGGTAGAATTTTCATAGGAATTTCAGTATCATTTTGGCAATTAGTAAGTTTGGGTGTTTTCGGTTATGCGCTCGCATTTTTATTTTGGCCAACAGACGTCAACAAACTGTTTACAGTACCTCTCCCAGAAAATGCGGTTAGATTTATAGGAACTACTCTTTTGTTTGTAGATGCTGGATTAAACCAAATGGTAGAAGGCTCAATGCCGTCACGGCCAATTGTAAGGCAAATGGCGTTTGTTTCAAGCATGGTACAATATGTTCTAGCGGGCGCAGCCGGTCTTACTGTTGTAACTTTACAGCCGAGTTTGTTTATCAGAGAACAACGAATTGCGTTTCAAACTATATATTCGTTGTTTATAGCAGCGCTTTTAACAAGACTTTGTAGAGGATGTGTTTATATGAACAGATATCGTTATTCACCTTCTACACAACTTCAAAGTGTTAAAATATATCAAGTAAAAACGACCCAACCAGTCCAGCCACCAATTGTACAAAACCAGCGTTCTTCTGGTAGAACGATTAAAGACATTAAAAACGGACGTTAAAAATAATTTTTAAATATACTGAAATATAAAGAAATGAAGTGTACGTGTAGAACACCTACAAGTTTTCTTTTTAGTAACAATGATTTACCATTTGAACTGAGGCTTTACATTGTTCAATTGAGCATGCATACTAACTGCGTTGGTTGTCACAAAATAGTTGATCATTCTCCTTGTGAGCTTCACAATTTATGTGACAACTGTTTAATGTACGATCCAATTTATAAACATTGCTTTGTGTAATTGTAACATGAGTTAACGATTCTCTTCTCAACAGTATCTTTGAGGGTTGTTTTGTCGGATCAAACACAATCCACACACAACCACTGCACATAGGTTACGATGACGTCTTTTGAAAAGCACGTCATCGCCTTGGGGTTTCATGGCTTTCACAGAGAGTCTTTGAATGAGCCAACATACAAAGGAAAAGTTCTTTTGTCTAACAATGTACCTATTCAAATCCCCAAGTTTATGGAACGTAAATGTTTTTGGGAACTTTCTACCGGATGGATTATTCGTCGACCTAAAAACTTGATGCCAAAAAAAGAGTACCAAGAATACGCGTCAACAAACGTGACTTATACTAATATGGAGTTTATCACTTGGCCCACTCTTAAAAATGATTCAAAATATTCCAAAACTGTGAGAAACAAGTTCAAAAACGATTTACAAGATTTGAGAGAGGATCTAATTACTTGGAAGTATAGTCCTCTTTATTGTATCTGGGTATTTCATGGAAACACTTATATGGGAAGATACTTTTTGACAAATATCGAAAAAAATGGAATATGGATAAAAAAACTAAATGACTATTTGTCATAAATTGTAAAGTTGAATTTACGAGTTCATCGTAAGACGCGCAACTTCATCTGCTACTTGTTCTGCTTCGGAAATACATATTCCTTGCACACATTTTAAATTATCCTCGCATTTTTTTTGCGAATCACATTCTTCATATCGTTTTTGTTTTCTTTTATTTTTTTCATTCAACTTATGAAGCAAATTGTCTATCAATGCATCTTTAGGGTCTATACAAATTCCCTGTTTGCATGTTAGATTGTCTTTGCATTTTTTTTCAGAGTCACAACTTTCATACAAGTCTTGTTTACACTTTTGTTTCTCTTTTTGATTAAGTGAATGTGCAAAGGAAAGTGCATATAAATTTTCAGCTAAAAACATTGCTTGGTCTTTGCTATATTTTCTTTTGGAGGGACTTTTTCTTCTTTTAGAACTTTTTCGTTTTTTAGGAGAAGTTTTTCGTTTTTTAGAAGTTTTTAGTTTTTTAGAAGTTTTTAGTTTTTTAGAAGTTTTTTGTTTTTTAGAAGTTTTTAGTTTTTTAGAAGTTTTTAGTTTTTTAGAAGTTTTTCGTTTTTTAGGAGAAG